CTACTACGTGTCTTCATAAACTGTAACTGTACTCTGCCACGCTCACGCATTGTCATACTGTTAAAAATACCAATCACATTATCCGCTGTTTGAATCTTAGATAAACCACCTGAAATGTGACTGTGATCAAACTCGATTTCTTCAACTGCTGAACGATTTAATTGTGACGCTGTACACACAATCGCTTGTGTTTCCATTGCTAGGTTACGCAACTCTTCTGACACATATTTGTCTTTGACAAACAAGTCACTTGGACTAACTTTAACGCTCAACGGCATCATCAAATCCAGATAGTCAATTAAAATAATGTCTGGTGGAAAGCCTTTTTTAACCTGATATTCTTTCAAATAACTGCGGATGTCATTAGCTGTCTTACCGCTTGGCATATACTTGATTTGAATTGTGCCTGCACGTTTTCCTGTGACTCTAACTTTTAATTCAACGTCATCTAAGTTCTTAAAAATCTCACGAGTTGGAATTTCAGTAAGCATACTATCCATACGCATAGCCACTAAATTTTCACTCAATTCAAATGTTAGATATAAAACATTTAAGCCGTTTAATGCCCAGTTACAACCTAAGTTGGCAAGGAATAAACTCTTGCCGCCACCTGATGCCGCACACCAAATGTTCAATTCACCGCGATTAAATCCGCCATACAATTTCTTGTCAATTGACGGCCAACCAGTGGAAATTTGACCATTTGAGTTCTTCAACATTTCAAGACGTGCTCTAGGGTCTTCAAAGTAATCTGTACCCATGTCCTTGTTCAAACTGATTTGAATTGCATCTTTGATTAATTTTTCAACTGGGTTGTAATCGCCTCTTTCAAGCAAATCCGCAGATGCTAAAATTGCACGTTCCAGTGATTTATGGCGTGAAAATTGCTCAAATTCGTTAAGCAACCATTCATAGTTTTCCTTGGGCAATGCCGCAGGATTCATGTCTGAACTGCAACTTGCATTGACAATAGTTGCTTCTGGCATGACCTTATACTGGTCTACATACTTGGTAATGAAGCCTGCAACTTCTTGCAATTTTCTGTCAAAATTTTCAGGTTCAAAGATGTTTTGACAGCGAACAAATGTCTCTGCATCGCTCATAAACATTTCAAGATAAAGTTTTTGAACTTCGTAACTGTAGTTTGGTGGTGCTTCGATTTTGTTATTCATGTTTGTTTTCAAGTTTTTTCTTTAGTAGTTTAATTTTTATCTCGTTCGTCTCACGATACTGCAAAATTGTGAAAAGTGTGTAAATTCTGCCATATTTTTTCACTGCATCTGCAACGTCTTTTACATCATCGCCCCACTCGGGCAAGCTCACAGTCCACCCATGTTGTATTGCTGACTTGATTAGGTTAGCACCTGGTTTGTCGTTATCAGGCACAACAATAATTTCCTTACCTAGCTGGTTAAGACGCATAATTTGAGCGTCATTTGGGTCATTGTGACCAATAGCACAACCATCAATTGCAATCGCATCAAACTGTCCTTCAACAACAATCACAAACTTTCTATCATCAGTTTGTCTATCAATGTTGAATACGTATCCTGGACTAATGTGAGTTAGGTACTTTGGTGAGCCTTGAGTAATTTTTCGTCCTGTATAGCCAACTACCTGATTTTCTAGGTAAAATGGCACAATCACACGATCCTTATAACCAGGCTCCGGAGTCCAGTGCCAGTCGTACCAATCCAGTTCCATTTTTCTATCAAGCACGTATGCGACTACATTTAAAAAGTCTTCGTCAGTGCAACCATCTTCAATTAACTTTTCAAAACTTTCACATTTTGGAGGCAAATCTCGTGGCTCGATGACAAAATTCTTGGGTTTTGCAACTGCTACTATTTCATCTCGGCCTTTCAATGCCTCAAGGCTTAACTTGGTGATTTCATTATCAGGCACACCTAACCATCTAAACAAATCTTTTGTATTTTTGCTAAAAAGTTTGCCTGGTTGCCAACCTGCCTTGAAGCCGCAGTTAAAACAATGGAACTGAAACCCATCCGGATTCATCAAAATGCCACCACGCTTACGTGTATCTGATTTTTCACCTCTATGGTGACAACAGGGTGCGTTAAAAGAAATCCACCCGCTTGGAGTTTGTTTTCTTTTTGGAGGCAAGGCCGCTGTGAGAGTTGTCTGAATCAGATTCATACAACTATTTTAGCTTCTATATAGGACTTTGTCAACAGATCCGAACGGATAGTATGCTTTACCAACTGTGGGGTTGTTTGGTGCAGATGGTGGTAGGTAGTTTGTTTGTGCTCCACCTATATTTTTAGATTTTGGAATCCACTTAACTTGCACGTTGGTGAAATTACCACTCCAGTTTACATAATCAATACCAGTAAAATTGTCATACGACAATGCGTTTAGTATTGCCCATGAATCGCCACTAGGTTCAGTTACCAAATCACGAATTTCTGAGTATCCGCGGTTAGCATGTCCCGGACTTGCTGGACTATTATCCAGTGTGCCCTGAATGATAACATCGCCAGTGAAGCCAGTCATATAGATTGCGGCAGTATGTAGAGCTTCGTTACTTTTGAAGCCTGCGTGAGCTTGATAGTTTCCACTATAAAACTCAAAACGCTGTGCATCTGGATTTGCATTTCTATAAACCCACCAAGCATTAATTTCAGTGCTTGGCATTAGTACTGGTAGTACTTCACTCTTAACTTCCAAAGTACCTGCAATACCGTAATAGGTATTTGAGTATGCAGGCATGTATGATCCGTCTGAGTCTAATGCAGTTATACTAAACTTATAGAATGTTGTATCTAAATCTAATGTGTCGCTTTCTGAGATGGTTAAGGTTGCTAGTCCACGAGTTGCTAGTGTTGTTCCATCGTCTACAATTTCTAAACGTTTGCTTAGTAAGGTACGATTGTCATTGCTGAAAGCATTGAACACAAAGGTCATATCGGTGACAGGTACAGGTTTTTGGTCTGAATTTTTAAACTGGATTTGAACTGTGTTCTTCAAACCCTTTTGAATTGTTAAGGTACGTTGGTACATGACGTTATTGACTCCGCGGTTCTCGTCCAGATCTAGCGTGACGACTAGTTTGTTAGTATATAAATAGACTGGTAATTTCAACATAAACATATTTATTAATACATGAGGAACGCCAAAGACTTGCAATTTCAGGAAAATTTCCCCTTCATTAGCTGTATAAAATGCAATGATGAGGAGTATATCGGCATCATTTTAAATCTAGATAATAATGTTACAAGTATCTATGATTTTGGAATTATCAGAACTGATTTTGAAAAACAGAGCTTTTTAGAGCTGGGAGAAGTATGGTGGTGGGAGTCAAATCGTAAAATTCCTATTAACATATTTCTGAAGCAAGAAATGGTATTTTATCGTTCTTACATTAAAACATTTAATAGCAAAGACGTTACCCTAGTATTTGGGCCAAGCGTTAATCTAAGTGAAATTGCTGAAAAACGCATCAAGCGTAAATCAATACAGTTAGTTAGAAATCCTAAGAAAATCCGTAACTAATACCTTCGCAAATTAAATTCATTTGCACTACAATTACCATAGCATACGCAACTGCGTGAGCATGTTTAAAGTAATAATCATCAGTCGTTGGTTTCACCCATACTTCGTTCATCACCGTAGTCCATTCTTTCCCAATCAGATAGCGTTTCGCGGGTCGAATCATTGCTAGTACTGCGGCCAACTGCTCTATAGACTTTGGTACCATTTGTCTTAGAATAGACCCATGCCCATTCACATGGAACAGCAAGTTCACGAAATCGTCCTGTAAAAGTAAATCCCATAGCGGTTCAGTCTCCATTAATTGTATTAGATGCTCTTCGTCTTGTACCTTCTCATAAATTCCAACATTCAAAAAATCTATTTTAAAGTAGCCACGTTCTTCTGCTTCAACATAATCTATACTGGCATTGCCTGTTAGTGGATTAACAGGAATAGTGTGACAATATACACCTGTGTTGTGTTTCTTTCCGCCTTCAAGAATTGCAGGCACATGTTTAATTACATCAAGTGCTTTTGATCTATCAGCAAAGTCGATATCAATATCCGGCATAGTCGCCTCCACACATTTTCAATAACAGTTGATAATTTTCATATGCTTTCTTAACGGCTGGAACATTATCACGTATTTCCATCTCTTTATATTTCTGATCATCAACTGCGCTGACTAAATCGTCTATTCTGTGAATAGGAATATGTAATGCTACAGCGTCTACTGTCTCAGTGACGTAATCAATCCTAGGGTCATTGTAGTCGGACCAGTCAACCCTAGTACGTCTATAGAACTTTTGGTCACTTGGCCCCGGAACAGCTTCAAATGCTTCACAGAATTTTCTTAGTGTGCTTGAATATGGCATAGGTTTACTCATAGGATACCTGCTTCTGAACATACTTCTTTTACTACAGCCGTATCTGCTTTTGACTTTTTAATTTTATTAGCCCAAAATGCAAAATCAATTGCCGGAGCAATCATATCAACTTGATCTTGATTCATTGCTCGTAATACATCTTGTCCACCCTGCGTGTTTAAAATCATCCAAGGACTAACGCGACCGTCCCTAACATTTTGAATAATTTTATTAACACTAGCATATATAAAATAATGAGTAAAGACTGAATTATTTGCATCTGCCCAATCCATCATAGTTTTTATACTGCGCTGGACTGCGGCCTCAACTGGTTCTACCTTGAGCATTTCGTAAAGGTACTGTTCATACAATTCATCACGGCACCAATGGTCAAGTTTAACTCCGCTTCTAATTACAAAGTCAATAAATTTTTCTGGGTAGATTGGGTTAACATTGTTGATAAAACTGCCAAACTTAACAAAGGCGTTATAGTATGAACTCTTACAAAAGTCCTCATACTGTTTTTGTTTTTTTGCATTTTGTGTAATCTGGAAGAATCTATTAAATGCCATAAATCCTGTTTGTACACGTTTTTCATCTCGTTGCATAAACCTACGCTTAGGTTCACACATGTGAGCAAACAAGGTCTTTTCTTTCATAAAGGCCTTACCACAATGCGTACAGTTAAACGGCTGTTCTTCTAGCTTGAACATTATTCGTAATCTTTTCTTTGCTTTTTATCAAAGCCCATTTTGTCAAATAATTCTTCTTTGTCTTTTTTATCCATCATCTTACCCAACATTTTTACTTCAGACATTTTCATTGTTGGATTAAGTTCAGCAATTAGCTTTTCAATCTTGTTGGCTTTTTCTTTTGAATTTGCTTTAAGGTATGGATGATAACAAGGCACACCTGCGCCACTTGCCGCAAATAATTTCCACAGCAGACCTTTGTGATTTTTACTTAGATCCCAGTGATTTTTATTAACAAGTTCATTAGTCATTTCGACAAACCATGCTTGGATATCAGAGTCGCCTTGTACGTTGCTAACATATCGCATCAGTACGTAAGGTGAGAATTCTTTCTTTTCTTCATCGGAAAGTTTGTCATAAAAGTCATAGATCTTTTTATCTACGGCGTTCAATTCTCGTTTAATATCAAGTGCCATCTTTGTCTTTGCTCAAGTAATATAATATTTTAACACGTTCTAGGGCTTCTTGTAAAGTGGGATTGGTTTTTGCCGCTCGATGAATTTCACCCCATAGTTTACTTTCCATTATATGGTCATGTAGTGGTTTACCGTCGCTAGTACGTGGATCAAAGGTTGGATCATCTTTGTCATAATCCCAACCAACTACTTGTCTAGTATTAGGGTGATCGCCAAATTCTCTTGCGTACACGACTCTACCTACCCGTTCGTGAATTAATGGTACACCAGGTTTAAGTTTTCCCATTTTGTTTTTCCGATTTTACAATACCGTATTGTTTATACAACCAAGTTATGAATGCTTCAATCTCTTTAGTAGGATACGGATACACTCGATAAGCAATACTAATGCGTTCTAACCAATCTTTATCGTTCATCTTTACCAGCACCTTGAATAATCAACAATCTCACTTTGACGACTAACCTCCTTGACAAAGTAAGCACAAATTGGTTTGTCTCCACCATGCAACGGAGTAGCAAGTAGCTGTCCAGGTTTCATTTTAGGGAAGTACCATTTAACATCTTGGTACACATCAACGATGTCAATGTCATAAAATTCTGGTCTAAAACTGCTTAGTGGATTAAATGTAAATGTTCTAAATCCTCTGTCATTTAAACTGGTCAACGGCAACACTTCCATTTCTGGGCCAGTTGGGTCTCCAACGATTGTACACCAGTCAAGCGGCATAGGAACCTCATAATCGCCAATTTTGAGTACTGCGGCTGGGCCTGTAAATGACTCTAAAAATACTAATGGCAAGTAAAAATAGTCCGGACTTGTTGGATCACTATTATCCATGACTGCAAAACGCATGTCCTCGTCAATTTCTTCTGGCAAGTCATTCAAATAGAATGTCTTGTTATCTAGTGTTAAGATCTGCATTAGTATTTCACCTTTTCAATTGTAAATGGGTATTTGGCTTCTTTGTAGAATTTTTTACGTTCTGTTAAATGTCTTTTTGCAAATTTAGAACTAGCCGTTAAGTCCCAGATTTGTACGAAGTCTTTGTCTTCTGCTTTTCTAATGCCTCGTCCAATACTTTGGATAACTCTGACAAAGCTCTTTCCGGGTTCAAGAAGAACCAAATTAAAAATCCTTGGAATATTAATACCCACAGCGGCCACACCGTAAGTCGCCACAATAATCTTGTCATCACTAGTCGCCACTTCACGATATTGTTCCCTTCGTTTTACTGTTTTTACCTTGCCACTGATAAACACCGCTTCGGGTATTTCACCTATAATAAAATCTCCTGATTCAATTCTGTCAACTAATACAAGTGTGTTGCCTGTATCGCCAATTCCACGAATTAACTCAGAAATCCATGCCATTCTGTCATCATCTGTTACTAGATATTTTAGCTCTGCAGGATAGCTTTCAAATTCTTTCCATTCTTGCGTTTGTACGATATTAACGTGACAATCGCTTAACACTCCTGATTCTTGTAGTTCGTGTGCCTTTACACGATTTACTACTTCACCTAGACTTGCACGGATATTTTCGAAGTCAATATCCTCTTTTGGA